TGTATCGTCATCGAGCGTATAGACAACCGATGTTCCATCAGTTGACTCAACTGTAAACGTTTCACCATCGTAAGCAGCGGCAGAATTGTTATTGAACTGTATTGTTGCTGTGGCCTGGGTCGTACTGGAAACGTTTTGTAAAACTATGGCACAATGAGTGAATGACGTAAGCGAAGATGTAGTGGGGCCACTTCCAATTGAATTCAAAGAGCTACTAACAGAGCCAGAATTAAGAGTAATTCTAAATGGACTGCCAGAAGTACCAGATAATTGAATCTGTAGCCGTTGTTCTGGACTTTCATTATTGGTTATATCCAGAACAGTTTGCAGATCATTGGCGTCTATGGTTCCGACTTTAAGCCAGAATTCGACAGTAACCCCGTTATCAAAATTGCTCTTTAAGTTAGATTCCCTAGAGCCAGAAGCATAATCCGAAGGTAAGCCTTTGGTTTGATATATATCTGTATCATAAACATTTGCATAGCCTCTTTGGGAAGCGGCTGGATTATCAAATAATTTTGCTGTTTTTGTGTTGGTTAATGTATGGGGCCCACCTGTAAAATCAACATAAGAACTAGAATTAAAATTTGCATATCCATATGTTCTTGGATATAGATTATTAAGAACATACTTTTCTATATCCAAAGATTCGTTAAGGAACTGATTTATCTCTGCTTCAGATCCATCATAAGGATAATAATTATAAATCCTTTCCATTGCTGCCTGATAATACAGTTTAGCAGAACCAAATCTAGCAAAATTCTCCGGTTCAGAATAATCAATTTGAGGCTCAAATGTTTCCTGTTTTGAGATTGCCTGTTTGACGTTGTGAGCGGATTCTACTTTTTTAAAAGCATCTTTTTCGTTAGCGTCGGAAAGATAATTTCTGCTTTTATTAGTTGAATTAAAAAGCTTTTTAATACTCATAATCTTCTACTCGGAATTTGAATACGTATGGTTGTTCGACCCAAGATGACAATCCATTATCATAGAAAGCGAACTTGAACGCATATGAATATCCTGATTCCAACAAACTCATGTCAAAATCGAAATAATTGCCAGATATATGATACGACAAATATGTGTGTTCATCGGAGCCGGTACCATACTGAATTGCGTCATATCCATCAATTACTCTAAATACCCTGTAAGAAGCGCTAACAATTGTGGTAGATATTGGTGTGGTGGTTGCCACTGTATATATGGTCGGATTCCAATACTTATTTCTAATATATAAGTTAAATCTGGCTGTTTCATCTTTGCGATAACTGCCTCGTAGATTAGTAATATTTAAATAATATGTCGGCTTAGCAGCGGCCATTCCACCGATGATTTTACTAGGCGTGATGGATCCGGTAGCGAAGACGGTACCACCAACTAGTGCTCGATCGCCCGAAGTGGATCCGGTATGCCAAACATCAAACAATTCTGTCAATGGCGCAGCGGACGCTGTAGCGCACACAGAAGCCGAATAAATACCAGTAGATACCCAGCCGCCTGTAACATTTGTGTTGCCATCATGTAATACCAATTTGGAACCACTGGGCACTGTGTTTTCTGTTGAGCCCGAAAATAAACTAACCAAAATCTTGCCGGCCGGGGCAAGGTCTGGGATATTTACCAAAGTGCCACGAACATAATTATAAAGATATAAAGTGTTTAGATTATCTGCGGCGGGTGCGAGAGAGCTACTATAATAAAAATCACCCCTATCGTCCCTAACGGCGTCATTCCATCTTGCTTCTATGGTGGGGCGCCTAAAGAAATATTGCGAATTTCTTCCAAAGAACCTTTTTGTGTAATAAGATTTTGTGGCGCCATCGGCATTGAATACTACGCTACCACTATTTCGTCCGCTAGATTGTGAAAAATATGATTCATAACTAGCCGATAGATGGACGCCTACTCCATAATTTGTTTGAGTGCCGGCAATCCATTTTTCAACCAAATGAGATATATTAATTTCCAAATCTTCTAGTCCAGTTGAAAACGTTTTTTCATAGACATATTCCGAGCTTGTGATATAATCACCGCCAACACTTGTCCACAGCGCTGTGTTAGACGCCGACATCCAATTAGCGCCAGTGTTACCGTAAGTCAAATCCCTATAGGTTTCAAGGTCTAAACCAACACCTTCTTGCCAAGCTTGTGAAACGGCGGCAACAACCAATTTATAATCTTCTGGGACGGTTTTTGAATGCTTGGCGTTATACATTCGAATATAGAAACTGACACTTCCGCTAGCCGGAATTGTACCGGCAGTCCTATCGGAAGTAATATCATCTATTGGAAATTTTATAAGGATTCTTGAAAGTTCCTGCGACCCGGTTGCTTGACGATCATATATTGAAAAGGTCTCCAGAACATCGGCGGCGCCGGCGTTGGAGCCAGTACCGCGTGTCTTTAAATTAGACTGAAAGGCATTAACGATTGTCGTGTCAGCATCGGCTGTATATCTTTTAATCGCCATTATCTAATCTTACCTCTTATATCTACTTCGGGGAATTTTATCTCTAATATTGCGTTCTTGGGAACCATCAAATAACTGCCATCAGGTGACAAATTACCATTTATATCAATTGAAGCCGCACCATAATTGCCACCTTGTTTGCTATTAAGTTTTACTTTTACAACATCCAAAACACCAGTAACTTTTTTAAGTTCTTGATATACTTCAGAAATATAAAATTGTTCACCAATATTGTAAGGGGCGGCATATTTGCTTTTCAGTTGTGCCATGGCTTTCTCAAGTACATCAAATTTGTTAGCGCCAACTGTTGTGGTGATTACAAAATCAATCCCGATATTAAGTATAAAAGGATCAAGAATGTCGATTGTATCGTTGAGCATTCTAAAATTATTCAGCCAGATTTTTAAATTATTCTTTATAGTACTGTTCGTAGCTGTCAATTTTCCAAAATTATCTTCAGAAATAACATAGAGATTCAAGTTTCTTTTATTAGAATCTGGATCTCTTTGTACTGATACCTTTTTAATGGAGCCAAATTTGGCCGGCATTCTATATGTTAAATTTTCATAATCGGCTTGTGTCACTGCTCTATCTTGAGTTGGAAAAGTATCGTAAATTCTTCTTTTAATTTCTCCAGTAGTTGGCAAACTAACATTGCCGACTATCGGTTCTTCATTGGAAACTTCTAAAGAATTAATTACGTCCTGTACTGTTGTATTGGTTAAATCTGCACGATCTTTAAAATTCATTCTATTACTCGATACTGTATTCAGAGAGCCCACCCCCACATTAGAATTTGTTGGATTTGTAACCCTATAGATAATCGTCAGAGTCGTATTGGCGGGAACTATACCAAAATTTTGATTTTTAGATAACTTTGATGGATCGAAAGTGGTATCAGTAACATAACTTTTGCCAAAGATGTTTAAGGCCACTTTTTGAGGATCCGCAGCCACATTAGATTGTCCCGCTTCTCCAGAACCAAACTGAAGAAAGGTTCTTGTTTTTTCTTGAACTGCAACAAATTTTCTAGAAACAATAAACGGTTTTAAAACGGAAGGGACATTATCGTTTTTAAAATTGGCATTCGTTAGCTCTTTAAAGACAATATCTTGCGACAAATAGCCAACTTCAAAATATTCATTTCCTTGTGCATCCTTAATTGAAATAATTTCAGATATGTTATTGGCTTTAAGCTCCTGCCTTCTGAATCTCTTAAAGTCTCCAATATTGACTGTTTCTTGTGAGAAAAATCCCGATACCACATTGCCATATGCTTTAATAGCGTAATAAGTGGGGGCGCCTGTAGACGAATCGGTGCGCGCTACCACAACTTGATTTTTTGGATTTGCAAAATCAATATTTTCGGTTAGAACAAAATTTAATCCAGTATTAGATGTAAAGCGAGAGCCGCGTTTTAAGATAGGAATATAGTTTGTATCTGTTCCTATGGCGGTAGCAGAAGCCGGTATCAAAACAAAGAGTGCCACCTTACCGTAAGTTGACGGGCGCCCTTGATTCTTATATCCAAGGATCCGACCATGCCTTAAGACATTGTTGTACTGATAAGAAGTATCAAGGAACGTTTCGTTAACGTTATAATCAAGATAAAACGACATCTGATCTGCAACATAAGCAACGGCATCTATCATCAATGAGCCGAAAGAGGCCTCACTGAAATCTTGAAACGTATCGGGATAGAATCTTTTTGCTATTTGCTGCAAATCATCTCGAATAGCATTGAATTCTCTACGGGTATAATCTATAGGTAAAATCTTCTTTTGTTCATCGGGCATTAATTAAAAATTCCTTTTAATATTAAATAGTAAATTCTAATAAATCTGCTGTCGCTATAGCTGGAATAGAATACTCTAAAGAAAAAGCTATTCGATTGCCATCTGGATCAAGAGTGTGGAAATTAATTCTTGTAATTGAAATAGCCGGCATATATCGCGAAACTTGTTCTCTTATTTTTGAATCAATTCTAGAAAAAACATCTGTTCCAAACGATTCAAACAAATATCTTTTCATACCTACACCAAAATCTGGTTCCATAACTCTCTCGCCCGGATTGGTCAATAAAAGCATTTTTAAATTTTGCTTTATAACATTTTTTAATTTTTTAAGCATGGCAAAGCCATTACCAGAATCATATGTTAATGGCAATCCTACACTGTAAGAAGACATAAATTATACCTCTTAATAAATATCACTCTTTATCTTTTTTTGGACAAAGTTCTTCATTTGCATTAAATGGATTTGTTCTGAGCAACCTTCTCTTCCACCATGGCAATAAATTCTGTCCAATACTCGGTTTATAAGTAGCACGTTGGCTGGCAATAAAACTCTCAGATGGACTATCCTGATCTGTATCATTTGGATCGAAGTCTCTTGAATTATAAAATGCATTAAATAATTTTTTAATTCTTAAGCGGGATTTAAGTAAGAGATTTTGATCCCAATTATCATAATGAAGCAAGAAAAGCCCATTTCCTGCAAAGGGGCCTGGGCTTCTTTCTTTAAGAGGAGCCCAGCCATCGGCGCCAGATTCAATTTCTACCGTTGATGTGCCAACAGTTGCATATTTGCCCGGCTTACCAGTGGGGGGCCAGTCATTATCTTCAAAAGCATCTTCTGCTATTAATTCGCCAATTGAAGGTATAAACGCCATATCATTATAGATTCCCAAAGTCGCTAATACTTTGCTAAGAGGAAAAATATATTTTGTTATTGCTTTAAAATTGTTATCATCTGCTAAATTGTTTATCAAACATAATAATAATTTGCTATTTGCTTCTAAAGGCTGGATTTCATTTATTGGCAAATCTAAAACATCCAATTCGGTTTCTGTTAATCTATATTTGATGCCGCCAATTGTTAACGAAAAACGTAAACCATATCTAACACCCAATTCACCAGTTAATCCAACTGCTTTCCCCTGATCATCTAGAACAATTTCAAGTGTTCCTGGGAAAATATCCGAAATATTCTGTTCTTTTGTGCCGGAACTTTTTACTTGTTCGATTCCTTCGCCAACAGTCATATATACATCATTAATTCTCATATATTTTTCGATAACGAATGGCTGCTCTTCAGTTCCTACCAAAGTTTCATCTAAGTCGCTTATATCGCCAATTGGCACCATTACGGCGCCGCCAATATAATGTACGTG